CTTTCTTTCGTGGTTGATAAGTATCTATTACACAACCCCCTACGTGCTAACCTAAAATGTAAGGGGTTGGTTACTAGGTACTTCTGTTGGGTACTTCTGTTGGGTTAGGCCTTCTGCTGAACGACGCGAATTTGCACGTTCTCGTATTCGCCACCAGCCGGATTAGGAGACTTCTTGATAGTAAGGCGCGCATCAAAGGTAGCACCCTTGACACTGCCCATCATATCTCCAAGTGATACACCAATCAGGTCAGAGGCTGCCATGATACCTTTAATACGGGCTTTGAAGTAGCCAAGACCTTGCTCCGTAGCCATGAAGGTGTCCGTAAACATCGGCCCATTAGGGACAGGAGAGCCACCATCTGCCACGCTCTTGGTTTCTTCTACCGTATAGGTAATCTTCAGACGCTGAGCTTCGCCACCAGCCTTAGGCTTGTAAGTCTCAATCTTGCAGTCCTTTACGCCTAGAGTGTATTCACCAGCCGGAGGATTGCTGTAGTCAGGAGCATCTGGCACGCTATCCAATGTATCTTCCACCATTGCGTTGAGGTCTAGGAGAGTGCGTTCTTGTGTAGTCATGATATTTCCTTTGGTTAAGTTAAGTTACTATTGATACTACTTACTAGGGGCTAGGATGCCCCCTTCTACAAGGATAGACCGCATTGATAGTTCTTTGGAAGCCTCTATCTTTGCGTTTACCCGTGATCCTGTTGTTACTTCTGCCTTGTACGTAGAAGATGAACCAGCGGCGTGCTTGCCCATCTTAATCTCTGTGTATATAACAGTACCAAAGTACTTAGCTACCTTCTGGCAGAAAGCTCTAGTGCCTATCAAGGGGTAGAACTTATCTCTCTTTACCCCATTATACTCTTCTTCGATAGGGATTACATGGGTGATAACTACGAAGTTAGTATTGTGAGCTGCTTGAATGACAGAGCAGATGTCTCCTAGCCACTTCACTTGTAGCCCATACTCATCCCAGCCTGGCTTAGCCTCCACTGACTTACCTGCCATTGCCATTGCTAGTGCTGAATCCCCTAGCTGTGAGCCAGAGTCAATGACAATCAAGTCCTCATGTGTAAGAGAGGATAAGAGGAAGTCTACGAAGGTAGCTTCTGGGCTTTTAGCGCACTCAGCGCAGGCAATCTTACCATGAATATCACAGATTCTAATAGGAGCTTTAGAAGAGAATGCCTTGAGGATAGTCTCGCATCCCCGAGGCAGCGCCCTTGTATCTGGGATACTGATTAAGGTAATCTTTCGTAGCTCTTCTTGAGTAAGCCCCATGTGTAGGAGTGTCTCTGCTCCATTCTCTAGGTCGAACCAGACTATCTTCTTTAGCTCAGGGATACGAGCAGCAGTAGCTACAAGAAGGGTCTTACCTGTCTTGGGCTGCCCGTATAGAAGGATGGAATGATTAGGTCTTTTGGCTGATACTCTATTTGCAAGGTCGGCGAGGTTCATGCTTTTTCCTTAGAGTGTTTGTTCTACAAGCTGTGCGTAACCTGCGATATCATGCCAGTTGTCCGCATAGAAGGGATCTCCATTCAGAATCCTGCCCATCTTATTAGCTTGTGCTTCCAGACTTTCTTTCATAGCAGGGGTAAGGGAGTCCCAGTTTGGGGAGTCCTTCATAGCATCCTTGAGATTCTGTGCAATACGTGCCACTTCCGCAAAGTCCCCGTATCTTTCCCCCGCTCCTTAAGTGTAGCGGATACTTGATTCCTACTGCGTCTAGCTTGTGTCATTATATTACTCCTCTTCTTCTGTGGTTGTGGTATGCTGGAACCTCGGCAGTCCTGATGGTAGCAATGCTACAAACCATAGCCTATGGGCTACCCGTAGCTGAGTTGAGGCTGCATATCTGTATAGTACAAGCCCATTCCTAGGTGTTCCATTCTCTAGTGCCATTCGCACGTCAAGGTCTAGGATTTCTATTGTCTTGCCGGTACTAGAAGAGCGATACTTCCCTTTTGTCAGCAAGGAAGTGGAGTGTATTCTACCCTGTAGTGCATCCCTTGCTGATGAGAGGCCTCTTTTAGCTACTGCGTTTGTGCGAGTCATAATCCTAGCTCCTATGAATGTGAGATTCAATCAACTGTGGAAGAGAGTACCTAAACTGGTATTCTATCTGGTCATCCTCTGCCGTCGTTTCCTTATACCTATCCAAGGTTTGTAGGGTGCAGGTTCCGAAGTGCTTACAGGGACGCATATACTGTAGGCAATTCTTACCCCTTAAAGGAAAGACACCCAGTTCTAGCATCTGCTCTAACCTACCTGTATCCATGCCCAAAGAGATAAACCAGTTGAGCCTATCTTGCAGGGTTTTAGGGTATGTCTTTACATGCACAGTAGGTGAAAATTTCGAGGTTTCGCTTCTTGTCCCTATCTGTCCTACTAGATAGATAACATCGTATTCTGAATGCTCCTCCCCTGCTATCTGATCTAGGACAATAGAGTAACCTAATGCTTGTCCTGAGTTCTTATATAGAGGGTCGATGTCATGCAATGATAGCCCTGTTGTCTTGTTCTCAAGGATAGCATAACGCCCACTCCAGCGATTCTTTAGAACAAGGTCGATATAGCCTACGAAATAAATCGCGTGGTCTGGCTGTGAACCTAGGTCATCTATTCTGAAGCTCAGCTCAACTGCTGGCTTATCCTGAAAGAAAGCTACCTCCCAATCTAGTAGAAGGTCATCCAGTTTAGGAAAGGTTACTAGGAGAAGATTCAATAAAATCTCTTCTGTGCGCTTATCATCCTCGAGGATAGGCCAGTATGCTTTCCATGCTGCTGCTAGTGCAAGGTCAGGCTCTTGGGTGAGAAGGTAAGTAGATACCCCCTCACCGAATGCCTTACCAAAGACAGTAGCTGGATAATCGCGCTTCTCTTGCTCCCCCTCCAAGAGTCTATCTAGCTGGAACATTCGCTCACAAGTAAGGAAAGTCTCTAGGGCTGAGTGGCTTAGTCGAATGTGCATGGGTCAAGTGTCCTTATGTCCAGTATCCGCTTCTTAATAATAGCGTATTCTGTGTTTATAATATAAGCCTGCTCCTTCAAGGCGTCAATTGCTCCATATATAGGATAGTTCTGCGCCATTCTAGGATACTGGTGTATCATTGCCTTAAGCAACTCAGCTGTACGGAGCAGCTGCCCCACCTTATTCCACCTAACTTGGTTTAGTCGTTGCAGTTCTGTAGTCATACTACTCCTCCCTCTGTAGAAAAGCTCCATCAAGTAGGTGATACTCTCTCAGTGGCATTCTGCGAATAGTGGGGCTACCTGCGGTCTCGTAGGATAGGCTAGGAGTGAAGCAATTATCTATTACTTCTTGCTTGTTCCTATATGCCCCAAATAGATAGATTATGTCATCTGGATAGATAACAGCCCAGCGAGTGCGTGGTTTACTCTTGGTCATGGCTATTCTCCTTCTTCCTCTTGGTTGATTGTTGCTTGTGCCGCCAAGACTGCCAAATTGTGTAGCAGTTCATTCGTGGTAGCTAGCGCCTCTGTCAACCTAGCTACTCGCTGCATCAGTTCAGCGACTTCTTCTTGTAACTTATCCTGCTCAAAGGCGGATAGTGCTTTGTGTTCAGTCATTTTGTTTCTCCTTGTTTACTAAATGTATATGTATATGTGTATATGTGTATATGTTTGTATATGCGTATGTATATGGTAGTTGGGAGTGGACTCGAACCACTGACACAAGCCTTATAAGGGACTCTGCTCTACCACTGAGCTACCCAACTATACAACAGTGTAACAGTATAACCTTACTGCCCCTCAAAGAAGAATGTATAATTCAGGTTATCTTCCTTCAGGTCATAGGCTGTAGCATAGCCCGTCAGGGTGATATTGTTTAGAGCCTTGCCCCCTCGTACACGGGACATCTGTGAGAGGAAAGACACTACCAGCTTGGCAGTCTTAGTTTGCTCTGTCTTGTTGCGGCTATAGGCGAGGGAGTCCACTGTTGCTTTCATGGCTCCTAGCTCTGCGACCGCGAAGGTCATGCTACCGCTTTCCTTTACTTCTGTTACTGTTGCTGCTAGTTGGTTTGCTTGGTTCATTTTATATCTCCTTAGTTAAGTTGCTGTAGTTGTACTGCGTTGTAGTGGTTTAGATAAACTCATCATCTGATACCTCTGACATAAGCTTGGCAAGTTCAGCTGCTGTAAGCTTCTTCTGTTTAGGTTTAGCATCTCCCTTCTTAGAAGCAGAAGCTGCTGCAACTGCTACTCCTACCATCCTTCTCAATGCAGCTACTGCCAAACCCAAGTCCTCATCCTGTAGAAGGGAGCAGGCTGAGGGATTCTCCAGAAGAGCTTGCTTAAGGGCTGCCATCTCTTCCTTTAGAGATACTCCATCGAAGTCTGCTAAAGACTTAATTCGTAGTGATATCTCAGAAGCTTTTTGTTCTATGTCTTGGCTCATATCTTTCCTTTCTTCTTTCCTGTTGTGTGGTGCGAGATAAGAGACTTGAACTCTTACGCCTTACGGCACAGGCTTCTAAGGCCTGCGTGTCTACCAATTCCACCAATCTCGCCTATCTTTCCTAGGGTTACTATTTGCTTTTAGATAAGCTCATCCCCTAAAAGCACGTCCATCTTAGAGGCTGCTTCTTCCATAGAGAGATGCAGAAGTTTATCTCCTATTACTTTCTTCTGCTTCTCTAGCCTGTGCAGTTCCTTAGCCAGTCTTTGAATCTTGTCGTCCAGCTTATGGAATTCCTTGCGTAGCATAAAGGCTTGGCTCATTTCTGTTCCTTCCCTTCCTTGTATCTGTTAGATTGATTAGATCGATTAGAATGTGTTATCTGGAATTACTAGCTTCTTGATAAAGATTGCACCTTTCTTACGTAGGATAATGCGTAGGTCTACACAGTTCTCATACTCCTTGGATACAGTAGAATAGAACTCCAAGATTTCTTCTACCTTAGGACGGGAGTCTCCCTTCACCCTAGCTGTCTGCTTGTACTTAAGATTCTTCAGGCCTAGCTTCACCTCTTCTTCCTTCTCTACGGGGATGGTGATTATAAGCTCACCATTGAGAGAGAGGTTAGTTAGAAGCTCTCTGTAGGTTATCTCCTCCTCGGTATAGGATGTATCTGTGGTCATTACATATCTCCTTCTTGTTGGATTGCCCTACTCTTTAGATAAAAGAGCAGGTTCTGTTGTTGTGGTTCGTTGATATAATAGCTTACATCCCTTGCAAACTCCCACGCCTTTTGAATACTGGCGACACCTGTTATGGGTGAGTGGGAGATTATTGCATTGGCAAGACCTTCTATGAGAAACGCCGAGGGGTTTCTCCGCACAAAGTAATTAGGAAGGTCTAGCCAATTAGCTACTGTAGTCCATTCACTAGGGCAAGTGATAGTCCCTGCTAGTCGTTGATATAGTAGAAGAGTTAGCAGGGACGGTTGATTTTTGGAGTTTACCGTGGTCATGATTTTTTGTCAATCCTGATTTTTTCCATAGTAGATTACTTCGTGCAGTGGACTGCATTGTTAAGCTTAATTCCACTGTTGAAGTACTCTATCTTCTCAGCTGTTGTATTACCCTTGATTCTCTGGGTAGCTATAGCCTTGGCTATTACATCATCCTTGGCAATTAACACTAGCTGTTCCCTTGCCCGTGTAACCCCTGTGTAAAGGGCTTCTCTGCATAGGGATACTGCATGATCTCTGTGTAGGATGAGATATACCTTCCTCCATTCACAGCCTTGTGCCTTATGGATTGTCAAGGCATAGGCTAGGGAAAAGGATGCAGGGGCGTAGTCTCCAGTTGCCTGTAGTGTAACTTCCATCCCATCATCTAGTAGGATGTCCGTTATGTGCGAGGCTTCCTTAGTCCTATCTCCCTCCGAGTCCTCTAGCATTCTATCAAGGTCGAGGTGTGAGTAGTCTATGGAGTCTAGGTCATCTGCTGTTTCCTCTTCTAGCCCTGTGTAGGTACCGAAGCGATTCAGGTTAATAGATGCAGGGATTGGGCTTCTACCCATATAGCGCCCGTTCACTGAGATTCGGGTGATAATACCTACTTGCTTATTATACATAACCTTATCACCCTCTGCAAGATAGAGCTTATTCATTCCTGCTAGTACTTCATGCACCACTGCACCTCTTTCAGAACCTAGGAATTGAGCAATCCACTTATTCATATTATCTGTTCCTAAGTCTCTCTTATTCCATGGGCTTAAGATAATATCTTGGATAGGGTCATACTCTCCTAGCTTAGCCCACTTAGGAAAGGTCATTCCTAAGGATGTTGCTAGTTTAGCTTGTGTGTAGTTTGTTGTTCCACCCCTTACTACACGGAAGTCTGGAGCTTCTACTATCTGCTCTCCCTTTAGAATCCTATGGGCATTTTCTAGGATAGCAGAATCTTCCTTCTGGCGATACACTTCTGTTAGCTCAATGACTGGGAGCTGTACTAGGGCATAGTTAAGAATAGCATCCCCAAATACAGGGGGTAGCTGGTTTATATCACCAATGAATATAACCTGCGTACCTCGGCGTAGGGCTGCATAGAGCTTCTCCCAAAGGTCAAGACCTACCATAGAAGCTTCCTCTATAATCAAGTGGGTAATGTCCAGTGGATTAGAGGCTGTCCTTTTAGGTGTGAAGCGGAATGCTTCCCTGTTTTCCTCATAGTTCCAGTAGGTTTCTGGAGTATACTCTAAGAGGTTATGGATAGTAGTTACATTATGCCTGAAAGCTTCTTCTAAGGCTGGGAGCTTATGGATTGCTCTTCTTAGATTACCCGAAGCTACCCTTGTATATGCTACGAAGGCTATTGATGGAGCTTCTACCCTCCCTGCTGTACCCTGAATTTTGAAAGAGTGTGTGCGTAGGGAGCCAGTAGCTAGAAGGGCTGCTGCCACTTCTCTCTGTGCTGTGGTCTTACCAGTGCCTGCCGCTCCCACTAGGCAGAAGCTTTTACCTGCAAAGGCTAGTTCTTTAGCTAGGAGTTGCTTACTGTTTAGGGTAATATCTAGGCTGAATGCTCCCTTATATGCGTCGGTTGCTTCTGCTTTCTCTGTTGCGTCTGTTGCGTCTGTTGCTTTTGTGGGGATTCTCTGGGCTAGAGTATCTGCTACTGTAGCATCTACTACCAGCTTCCCAGCTTCCTTTCTAGCCTCAGCCTCTGGGGTTAGAGCGTCCTTGTCT